CCTTCCCTTTTCTCTCTCCCCCGACACCTGGCCCGGCTTCTTATGCACCCGTCTATGCACTCACCACACCGATATGCACTCGGTCGCGGAGGCCCCGATGGTCGCTGCTAACCCGACCGGCACGCGGAGCTACCAGCGGCTTGCCCGGTTCGTCCGCCACCGCGACGGCAACCAGTGCCAGATCTGCGGCTCGACTGACCGACCGCAGCACGTCGACCACATCACCCCGCGGCACTACGGCGGCGCCGTCTTCGACACGAAGAACATGCGGGTGCTCTGCCGCGCGTGCAACCTCCTCAAGGGCGGCTCGCTGATGAGCGACGCCGAAGTCCTGACTGCGCGTCAGGCACTGGGCGGCGTCCCGTCACCCCGCCCACAGGGGCCGACGAACGTCGTGACCAAGGACTACTCCGGGTGATGCCCGCCATGGCGCTCGCTGCCACGCCGAAGGGTCGGGCCCGGCCGCGCATTGCCCCACCCATGCCGGCTAGGACTGACATCTCCGAATTCCGCGAGGTGGCGCTGAGCCTCGGCATCAATCTCATGTCCTGGCAGGAGGTGGTCGCGCGATACCTCGAGGCGATGAACCGCCGGGAGCGACGCCACCTCTACCGCGAGATCGCCGTTGTCGCCTCGCGTCAGAACGGCAAGAACGAGATCCTCGTCCCGCTGATCGTCAAGCGCCTCCGCGAAGGCAAGCGGATCATGCACACGGCCCAGGACCGCTCCCTTCCGCGCGACATCTTCTACCGCGTCGCAGACATCATGTGGGAGCACGACGCCGCCCTGTTCCCGCTGCGCAACGGTCGCCCGACGAAGCCTCGCTACGCGAACGGGCAGGAGGAGATCCGGCTCTCGAATGGCGGGATCTACAGCATCGTGGCGCCGACGCGATCTGGTGCCCGTGGCCCGTCCCGCGACCTGGTGATCGTCGACGAGGTCCGCGAACTGGACTCGTGGGAGTTCATCGCGGCGGCAAAGCCCACCATGACGGCCGCCGAAGATCCGCAGATCGTCTACCTGTCCAACGCCGGAGACGAGTCCAGCGTCGTCCTGAACGCGCTGCGCGAACGCGCGGGCCACGATCCGGCACTCGCATACCTCGAATGGTCGGCCGAGGCATCCCGGGCCGTGGATGATGTTCGGGGCTGGGCAGAGGCGAACCCCGCGATGGGCCACGAGCCCAAGGGCATGGGCCCGGTCAGGGTCAGCCTCGGCGCCGAGTTGCTGGCGAACAGACTCGCCGGCACGCTTTCCATCTTCGAAACCGAGCATCTCACCCGCTGGGTGCCGTCGTTGCGCCAGCGTCTCGTCGACGATGCCGCGTGGAAGCGCGGAGAGGCAGCAGTCGAGACGCCGACGCGATCGTTCATGGGGGTCGCACTCGACCCGCGCGGCCAGCGCGCGAGTGCGGCGATCGCATGGGTGCAGGCGAACGGGTCGACCGGCCTGCGCTTGCTCTTCGATGTCACCGGGAACCCGATCAACACGGACAAGCTCGGGCCGGATCTCCGCGAGGCCGCCAAGAAATACGGCGTCGTCAACGTCGGGTTCGACCCGATGACCGATGCCGTGCTCGCCAAGTTCTTCCCAAAGACGGAGCCGATCGCCGGCCAGAAGCACGCCAACGCATCGGCCCGGTTCGTGGCCGCGGTCGAAGGGTCAACGGTCAAGTGGACCGACTGCGCGGCCGTCACGTCCGACCTGATCTGGACGGCGCGCAAGGAGCATGACGAGTCCGGCAGCTTCCAGGCGGTCCGCGGGAACGACGATCGGCCGATCACCGCCGCCCTCGCTGCGATCCGAGCCGTGTGGCTGGCATCTGAACCGGCACGCGCGCCGTTCGTCCGCAAGCCCAGGAAGGCCGTGGGGTTCTGATGATCGACCCGATGCAGCCCCGCACCCTCACCCCCGGCTCGCTGGAATGGTGGCTTGACCGCCTCGGCCGACGCCTCGACAGCCGCCGCGACCGCATGGAAAGGTTCGAGAGTTACTACGCGGGCCGGCAGCCCCTCGCCTTCGTCTCCGACACGTTCCGCGCGGCCTTCGGGGATCGCTTCCGCGAGTTCAGCTCCAACTTCATGAGCCTCGTGGTCGACGCCCACCGCGAGCGGCTCCAGGTGCAGGGGATCCGCATCGGCGAGAACCGCGAAGGTGACGAGGATGCCTGGCGCTGGTGGCAGGCCAACCGGCTCGACGCCGAGTCGCAGATCGCGCACACGGAGTCCCTCGTCAAGGGCATCTCCTACGTGCTCGTGTGGCCGGATCCCGTCAGCGGCGAGCCCGAGGCGACGATCGAGTCACCGTTGCAGGTCGTAGTGGAGACGGAGCCCGGCAAGTCGTGGAAGCGGCGGGCCGCGCTGAAGCGGTGGCTCGCGGATGACGGCAAGTACCGCGCCGAGCTCTACCTCCCCGACGGGATCTACAAGTTCCGGTCCGCGCAATCGTCCGCCGACTTCAGCCTCACGACGTGGGGCCGCGTCGCGCAATGGCAGCGCGAAGAGGACTCGTTCGTCAAGAACCCGCTCGGCGTCATCCCGATCGTGCCGATCGTCAACCGGCCGCGCCTCACCGGCGTCGTCTTCGATGCCTACGGCCGGACGGCGCCCGATGCGTTCGGCCCCGATGACGGGCAGAGCGAGATCGCGATGGTCATGAGCAACCAGGACGCGATCAACAAGCTTCGCGCAGACACGATCAACGCCTCTGACCTCGCTGCGTTCCGCCAGCGCTGGCTCAAAAACTGGCAGGTCGAGATCGACGAGAAGACGGGCCAGCCGATCGAACCGTTCAAGGCCGCGGTGGACCGCCTGTGGATCCTGCCGCCGCCGGACCCCGACGACCCCACGGGCGACGCGCACCAGCCGGAGTTCGGCGAGTTCGAGCAGACCGACCTCGGGCCGATGGGCGACGCCATCCAGAGGGAGGTGCAAGCGCTCGGCGCCATCTCGCGCACGCCCTACCACTACCTCCTGCCCCAGAGCGGGCAACCGCCTTCCGGGGAGAGCCTGAAGTCGGCCGAGACCGGCCTCGTCGCCAAGGTGCGCGACTCGATGCTCCACAAGGGCGAGTCATGGGAGGAGGTCTTCCGCCTCAACTACCTCTTCCGGGGCGATGCTCGCGGGTCCGACCTCGGGGCCGAGACCATCTGGGCCGATCCCGAGAGCCGCACCGAGGCCACGCACACCGACGCGATGACGAAGTGGAAGGCGCTCGGCATCCCTGACGAGATCATCTGGGAGGCACTCGGCCTATCGCCGCGTCTGATCTCCCGTGTCAAGGCGCTAATCGCCGCGATGCCCGCCCCGCCGCCAGCCGTCGCGCCTACGAATGAGCCGGTGATACCGGCAGTCATTTCAGCACTTGCGCAAGGAGGCAACTAGGTCCACCATGCCTGACAACAACCCTGCGGGCGCGACGCCCGTCGTGGCCGGTGCGACGCCGGCCCAGAGCACGCCGGTCAGCCCGGCAACCGACTCCAACGCTGCGACCACGACACCCGCGACGGGTGACACGGACGCGCTGGGGGAGGCGGGCAAGCGTGCGATCGCTGCCGAACGGACAGCCGCCAAGGACGCCACGAAGCGAGCCGAGACGGCCGAGCGTGAGCTCGAGACCCTGCGGACTGCGACCCTGACCGACCAGGAGAAGCTGCTCACCACGGCCAAGCGCGAAGCCGCGGCCGAGGAACGCGCCAAGTTCGAGACGATGCTCCGCCGCGCGGGCGTCCGATCGGAGCTCCGGGCCAAGGGCCTGAGCGAGTCGCTCGCCGAGCTGGCCCTCAAGGATGACCGTTTCGCCGTCCTCAAGGTCGACGACGGCGGCCGGGTCACCGAAGTGGACAAGGCCGTCGAGGCGTTCCTCAAGGACTTCCCGGAGATGGTCGCCCCGGCCCGTCCGGGCACCGTCACCGCAGGCGCACAGACCGGCGCACCAGCGGAACCAGCCACGCTCCGCGAGGCCATCCACGACTACTACAAACAGCCGAACCACTGAGGCCCAGACACCTGGGCGATAGAAAGGAATAGCCACAATGACTGTGACTCTCGCCCAGGCGTCTCTGAACGCCGCGAGCTACATCGATCGCAAAGTCATCGACGAGTATCGGAAGTCGAGCTGGCTGCTCGACCACCTGCCGTTCGCCCAGTCGGTCAATCCGGCCGGCGGGGGCTCCACCCTCGTCTACGGCTACACCCGCCAGGTGAGCCAGCGCTCCGCCGCCTTCCGCGCGATCAACGCCGAGTACTCGCCGACCGAGGTCACCAAGGCGCAGTACACGGTCAACCTCCGTCCTCTCGGCGGATCGTTCCAGATCGACCGCGTGCTGACCGCAATCGGCGCCGAGGACGAGGTCGACTTCCAGCTCTCCCAGCTCATCAAGGCGACCGCGGCGTACTTCTCCGGCCAGGTCATCAACGGCAACGACTCCGTGACGACCGACGGCTTCGATGGCCTGAACCAGGCTCTCATCGGGTCCACAACCGAGGTGGCCGGGCCGCTGCTCGACCTCACCGCGGTCAACTCCCAGGCCACCGCCATCGCGGTGATCGGGCGGATCAACGCCTGGCTCGCCCTCATGGACGGCCGGCCGGACGCCCTGCTCATGAACGGCACCGCCAAGGCGATGCTCGGGATGGCCGCCGCGTTCTCCCAGCAGCTCGGCACCGCCGATGCCTTCGGGCAGGTGGTGGAGACGTTCCGAGGCATCCCGCTGATCGATCTCGGCGAGAACGCCGGCGTGGCAACCCAGGTCATCGGCAGCCAGGCGGCCGGGACCAACGAGGTTCAGACCTTCACGGCATCCGGCACCTGGACGAGTGGCGCCTACGCCATCACCTTCCAGGGCCAGACGACCGCGCCGATCGCCTATGACGCTGCGGCCTCGGCCGTCGTGACCGCCCTCAACCTCCTGTCCAACATCGACTCGGGCGACGTGACCGCGACCGGCGCGGCCCCGCTCGGCACCACGCCGCTCGTGGTCACGTTCGCGACCGGCGGACGCTACGCGGGCGTCGACGTTCCCCTGATGTCGATCGACGTCTCCAGCATCGTCGGCGCCGGTCATGCGTGCGTCGTCGCCGAGACGACCAAGGGCGCGTACAGCGCCAACCCCGGCGGGCTGACGGACATTTACGCGGTCCGCTTCGGCCTCGACGGCTTCCACGGCGTCGCCGTCCCCGGCCAGCTCGTCAAGCAGTGGCTCCCCGACTTCTCGACGGCCGGCGCCGTCAAGACGGGCGAGGTCGAGATGGGCCCTGTCGCGGTCGTGCTCAAGGCGAGCAAGGCGGCTGCAGTCCTTCGCAACGTGAAGGTGGCCTGACGATGGGCGCGCCGATTGACGCGCGCGATGTGGCGGAGCCGATCAACCTCGGCTCCCCGCTTCGTGACGCCGCGGTCGATCCGAAGCCGTGGGACTTCCTCCCACCGACCAACGCCGGCAAGGCGGACCCCCACGGTCCGCTCGTTGTCGCTCCTGGCATCCACGGCGTCGGCCCGAAAGGCATCCGCCCCGGTGATGTCCTAGTCCATGACGTCGAAGCCCAGGCTGAAGCCGAGACGGCATTGGCCCAAGCGGTACTGGTGGAAGGTCAGGACAAGCCCACGGCGATAGCCGAGGCAGAGACACCGATCGACCGCTCACCCGAGGCCGAGGCTGCCCGTGGCAATCAGCCAGCCGAGCCGCGCGCTGCGACCGCTGCCGAAGAGGCGGGCGTCAAGGCGACGAT